GAGCCAAGCATCATCTGGTGTGTCCCCTGGGAAATTCCCGATTGAGCGCCACATGGCTACCCAGCCTTCTTGTGCCAAGTCTTCAGCCCGTTCTGGGAATTTCCGACACATGCCGTTCGCCACCGTACGCAGCCATGGCCTAAACTTCAACAGCAATTGTTTCTCGCTCTGTTTGTTCATTTAGTAACCTCCTTAGCTGCTTCGCTGGTGGATCGATTAGATATCGGAAGCCTCGCAAGAACGTATCAGGGTTGTCACCCCACCTGCCCATCACTTCATTACAGAACCCACAAAGAAGACCTCGCAGGCATTCCCCGCAAATCACCGGGCCGGGACAGCATTTGTGATCATGGTCGTTGGCTAGTCGTTTGCGAGCGCCGGTAGCCCATTTACATAGAGCGCATTTTCCTTCTTGATAGTTGTACAATAGATCATAAAAATCTATGGGCACTCCATAAGTTTTCGCTACGTAAGTTCGGTGGTTCGCTTCGCTACGTCGTTTCTTCTCGATTCGCCAGCATGTTGCGCACCGTGGCCCAGGATGCGGAGCCGGGCGTTTTTGGTGCCTGACATCCTCGCCAGCCTCTTTGCAGATCTTAGGTTTGATTGTCATCGATTAGTGCCAAACTCAAAATCACGTAAGCGCTGTCAATACCCCACTTACCCCCAACGAGAACATAAGTAATCCTTCTTTTGCATTCCCGTCCGGTGTAACTACCTGTTCTCGTATCCCACTCTTTTAGTTGCGCTCTATCTCCTACTTTATAATCACGGTCATTTCGTCGAGCACATCCACGTAATTTGTTATCGTTTACGGCATCGAAATACTCTGACCAAATTTTAAGTTTATGTGTTGTCACGGATTTTATCCTTTCTATCCGAACAACGCCGAGGCCCGAAAGCCCCGGCGCTGCGCTCTCGGCTAATTACTGCTGCGGGTATTGCTGGCCCTGAGGCGGGTACTGCTGTTGCTGGGGCTGGTTACCCCAGGGGTTGGCCGGATCCGGCGCCGCGGGCTGCCAGGTGCCCGCAGGCGGGCCTGCTGGGGGTTGCTGAGCCCATGGAGCCTGCCCGTTGGCGGGCTGCTGCGGAGGCGCCTGCTGAGCCCATGGAGCCTGCCCGTTAACTGCGGGCGGTCCCTGCTGCGGTGCAGGCTGCTGCCAGCCACCCTGGGGAGGCGCCTGCTGCGGAGCTGGCTGCTGCCAACCCTGCTGGCCGTTGGCCGTCGCGTAGGCGTTGCCCTGCTGCGGGGCCGGACCCTGCTGCCAAGGTGTCTGCGCTGCCTGAGCTGGCGGTCCTTGCTGCTGCGGCGCGGCCTGAGCTGAGGCTTGACCGTTACTCGGCTGGCCAGCCACAAAGAACCCATCGTTAGGATTCTCCTGCGGAGGGATGTACTGGGCTGTGTAAGTGAACGCCGGGAATCCCGCGCTACCATCCTGCTGCTTCGTCTGCCGAGAGCCCGTACGAGTAATCCACAATTGGCCGCCCAGTTTGAGCCGCATCTCGTTTGGCGTCGATTGTTTCATCGCCTCGATAACAGCCTTAGTGACATCCTTGGACTGTGGCAGCCACACCGAACGCAAACCCTGATCTTCTTGGTCACCCGGCTTGCGCTCATTGGTCTGCATAGTGACAACCTTGATCATGATGGGTCGGTCACTATTCGGCCAAAACATCGGCTCTTTGGTCTTCTTGTGCGTCTGCTGGCGCTCGTTGATGCCTACGATAGTTCCTCCCCGCGGATGACCAACACAGGTGTCATCGGCGAAAGACATATACGAGCCCCCGGTACCGCCCGTGAAGAATTCATCATCACCGGTCTCATCCTGTGGGGCAGCCTGAGGCGGAGGCGCCTGGGGAGCCTGCTGCCACGGCTGCTGGCTAGCAGGCGGGCCTGCCTGAGGAGGTGGCCCTTGCGGAGCCTGCTGCCAACCCTGAGGCGGTCCCTGCTGTGGTGCTGGCGGGCCTTGTGGACCGGCATAGCCCTGGGGTGCTGGCGGGCCAGCGTAGTTCTGAGGCGGGCCTTGCGGACCGGCGTAACCCTGAGGTGGTGTCCCCTGCTGCGGGGCCTGCTGCCACGGTGCCTGAGTCATTTTATTGTATTCCTTTCACTATTTAGTGCGTTGGTGACATCTGGAATGATGCGAGCTTCTGGTTGGCCGCATCGAGGATTGCTCCGGTCCACTGAGCCGGACCGTAAGTAGTAATCCACTGCTGGTAGATAGTTCCGAGTCGATCCGGGCTAGGAGCCTCGCTGATAGCGCGCATGACGCCTTCGTACGTCATGTCAACGAAATCATTCTGTGGAGGCTGCTGGCCCCATGGGGCAGTCGGCTGCACGGGCGCAGCCTGTGCTTGCTCAACAATCGTCGTCACATTCTGAGCATATTGTTGCTGGGCAGCCATCATATTTTGCACTTCTGGCTGAGCTAGAAGTGCTGAGGGGCCGGGGTGCGCCGTACGCATATCTCGCTGCTCTTTGACGAAGCCGACGAGCAACTCAGCTAGCGGACCGCGGTGCTTCTTCAGCAGGTTCTCATCAATGCCCGGCTTGATGAGACGCAGCATCGGCTGCAACTGGTCTTTCTTGGAGAGAATTTCTAGCTCCGCCTTCATCTCCATATAGAAGGCCTCAGGATCGATGCCGTCACTAGGCCGATCAATCAGCTCCTTGATGTACTCGGCCGGTGAGGTGTTCTTGCCCGCTCCCTTAGGTGCTGGCGGCTGCGCACCGGGCGGTGCCCCTGCCGGGGCTGCCTCAGCTGATTGCTGACCGGCGTTCTCGTATCCGGGGTAGCGTGCTGGCTGCCCGGCGGGGCCATGGCCGACCGTGCCAGGAGGAACGCCCGGCGGCAACTGGCCGTTCTGAGGCTGCTGAGTCTGCATCCCCTGCTGAACGCTCTGAGCTTGGATCCACTCGGGAGGCGGGCAGCCCTGCTCTGGGGTGTGCACGTAGCCGCATGTGCCGCACTTGCCGGACACGACCGCAGCGGCCTGGGTGTTGAGCTGCTGCATCTGCTCAGGGCCGAGCTGCTGGCCAGACGCGAGAGCCTGATCAACGATCTGGCCGACCTGCGCTGCAATCCCAGACACTTGGATTTGTTGGGCAGCCTGCTCTAGCGGCCCGCTGAACATCCCACAATGCGCGCATGGAGTTGCCGGGTGTGTCGGCGCTGGCTGGCCACACCCTGAGCACATCAGTACCTGCCCGTTACTTTGGTCATTTGCAATCGCGGCTGCGGGCTCAACGTATCCTGGCTGGGCTAGTGCCCGGACATCAGCGACACCTGCATTCGGAGCCGCGCGGCCTTCCGGGGTGATCGCATTAGCGATGATCTGAGTCTGTGCCCCTGGCACGACCGCCGGAGCCATGCCTGTACCTGGGAAATACTCACTGATGACGATTTTCTGCCGACGCCACGCCCGGTTGTCCTCGGCCACCCGCGCACCGACCCAACCGAGGTCGATCGGCACACGCAATACCTTGGCCTCGCCAGAACCCGGACGGCACCACACAACGAGAGCAATATCCCGGCGTACCGGGGGCATCGCCTCATACTGGTGGGTTTCGTAATTCATGACACCATCAGCGTTGCCGTAGTAAGCTAGCTGAATTGTCTTGCCGTCCGGGTATTCAACCGGGTCTTTCTCAGTCTTCCAATCCAAGATGGCGTAGGTACCGTCATCCAGTTCGGCGATAGCGTCGATCTTGCCGCCGCGGTCATAGATCCGGCAGTACACCACCCGCTCGTTATAGCCAGGCAGCAGCTTGATTCCCTTTACGGCTAGCTCACGCTCGACAGCCAGGATATCCGCGTGGAAGTACTCAGCGATGGTGTCCAGCTTCTCACCTTTACCGAAGTACCGATCGAACACATGGTGTTGTGCAGACCCTAGATTAGATCCGGTGCTACCTCCGCCAGCCTCGAACGCAGCTGCTTCGATCGAGTCAAGCAGCTTGTCATAACCGGGATCCAACGGGTCGGCAGCCCCGGCGCGTGCCATGAGGTCCGGCCGTAGGCCCATGCCTCGGATCACGGTCCGGCGTCGCCAGATGGTGAGCCCAAAGCCGTTCTCCATGGTGCCCGCCACGGTGGTAACCCGCGTCCGGCCCTTGGTGATATTCGGATCGCCTCCGATGTCCGGCAGCAGGTACCGGCGCAATCCATCGCGCGGTACGTCGTCTTCAACAACAGTGCCCGGCGCTACTCCTGCAAAAAATTCGTCATCCATCACTTGCCTCCCGGCATTGCGTTCATAACCACTCTGAGCCATTCGTCCAATTCAGCTAGTCGCCTTTCAGTCTTCTGAACAATCATCTCCTCGATTTTCTTAGCGGCGTCGCGGTGATCTTTCGCGAAGTACAGCAGTAGCAGACCGATGGCCTGAGCAGAGAGACTAAGACTCCCTGCATCATCGTGCGTCGGGCTGTCGGCCTCGGCAAGCAAAGCCTCAGCCTTGTCGATTTCGTCGGCTACAATCTCGTCAGGCATTTCTTTCTCCTCTTCGGTTTTCATACTGATACCTCTACACTCTGGTAGAGACCTCGATACACCGTGCCGAGGGTTCGGCTGGCAAGTTTGATTGTGATGGCATCCGAGGCATCGGCCATGGTCATACCCGTTACATCCAGCCCTAGATTTTGTGCAAACCGTTCTTGGGTAGCTGTTGCGAATCGGTTATTTTGACGCCATGCTGCTTTCTTGTGAGTAATTGTGGGGTCATCCTCTAGAGCTGCATCACTGCCTACTGTCAGGGCCTCTGCCAAAGAGATACCTTCGGAAATCCAATAACCTCCTGTAAAATTTTTTACTGATCCAGTAACCCCTACGTTGTACCGGCCATTGATAAGAGCAATAAAATAGACGCGTG